CTCTTAGCAGTCATAATATCCATTAATATATCAGCAGAAACAATTCCTCCCTTTATAAATTCTGGAACAACAGCCTTAATTTGTTCCATTTCTTTTACTACTTCTGATGAAGTAATTATATGTATATCGTGATCTGTAACTGTAAAATATTTTGGTAAAGCAGTAAATATTTTTTGTAACTTATTACCTAATATTAATGTTCCAGTTAATCCGTCCTTGTAAACTATTTTAGCACAATTTAAAGAATCTAATAAAATTTCTCTTGTTATTAAATCCATTTGATAATGCCATTGTTTAGTTACTATAAATGAATTATTAATACCTGTTTGGATATTAGTTACAGCATCACGTTGCTATATTCCGTTTAATCTTTCTCTAAATACTCCAGTGATTGAAGAAGTTGTTTGCTCTACAGAATCAATAGCTAATTGAATAGCTTGAATAGCTTGAACTTTAACAGTATCGTCATACCCATTATATATAGTAGTTAAAGGAGCTTGACCTGTTCCTATTTGACCTTCTTGAGAAGTATCAATTAAAGCCATACCTTGTTTCTTATAAGCTTTCCACTTCATTAATCTTTCTGATAAATCATCTCCTAGAATAGTTGGTAAAGTAGGTAAATTAATAAAATCACCAACAGAACCAGATTGAGCTATTAAATTATCTCTATAAAAATGTAATAGGTCATAACGGTCTTGAAGTACCATACATTTTTGAACCATAGAGAAAGGTTCTCTACCTCTATTATTAAACCATACACCATTAACACTAAGTGTTGCTTTATTTGGTGCATCTTTAGTTCTTACTACATTTTCATCTATTCCTTTTAGTATATAAATTTCAGAACCAATTCTTACAGTAGAATATCTTTGTTCTACAAATTTCTTATCTGTTTCGATCCATTCAACTTCATATACAGGAATAAGATCTCTTTTATAATAACTATATTCAGGAAAACCTGGAGTAACTTCTTCACCAGCTCTTATACCATCAGTTGCAGGAGTACCATCTGGGTTACAACTTCTTACAAAATAAGAACCAGTAGTTTCTAAAGAGTCTGTCCACATTTCTTCTATTTTAGAAATGTCTTCTTTAGATAAATCCTTTCCATATTTACTAAGAATCTAGTTACGAGTTAAGAAACTTCTAACTACTATTCTATATGATTCATTAATATAAGGAGAATCATAATTTAAATCTGGAAAAACATCTAATGGATTTAAACACTAAATGTTTATATTATGTCCAGAAGAAGAAGGAAGAACTCTATAAAAAGTAAATCCAGAAACTAATAAATCAATAAATAATTGTTTTAATTTAGTTACTAAATCAATATTTCTAGATTGAATTATATATTCTATAACATTCTATCCAGCTATTTCATATTCCGAAATAAAGTTTTCATTAATATCTTCTATAAGTTTATCCAACTATTCTTTTATATTTAGATCCTACATATCTTTGCTACCTAGTATTCGTAAGAGATTATTTTTGAGATTATTTTGTAGGAGATTATAACATTCTGTAGCAATCTTTACTTGTTTCTCTCTAAATATATTATTAATAGTTTCAGTATCTTTACAAGAAACCTTTGGAAGAATTGGAACATCTAAATATTCTCCTACTAAAGCGTCTATATGTTTCCTGATTAAAGGAATAAACTCAACCGCTGTTGGCTACCCAATACCAAAGTTCTCTTCTAAGTATTTAAACTATTCCTTATCTCGTTTACAGTTATAATAGTTATATGCTTTCTATATAGCTGTCTTTTCCTAAACAAGTTCAGAAATAGCTAAATTAGTTTTGCTAACAAGTTCTTCTTTCTTCATCTTCCGGATAAATTTTAACTCCCCTAAAGAATTTTACTCTATGTAATTGTCTAGAGACGAGTTCTTGTTCAACAAATTTTAAAAAATCTTCTGCATTTAAATCTGCAGATATTTGTAATATAGGTTTGTCTAGATTGTCAAAGTCTAATACAACTTTATATCCAGTCCCACCCTTCCCTAATTTAGTCACTTTAATATGTCCAGTATATTTACATTTGTATTTACACTCTATCATATCTAAAATGGCTTTTTCCATATCATTCATCTATATCTTGAATTACTTGTTATATTATAACCCTCGACATATCCTGTATTTATATGTCCTCTAACAGAGTTTTCATTTTGTTTTGGTATTACACCAAATTTTTTATGTCCATTTTCGTCGGTGTAATATCCTATATCTTTAAATTCCTTAGAAACTGGTTTATATTCTCTTGGAATAATATCACTTAACTCTTCATCTCCAACTTCTGCCATTTGACACGCTGCAACCATATCAAATTTACCTTTATTTTCATCAGTATAAAGATTTAACTATTCTAAAAATTCTATAAACCATATATTATGACAGTAATCTTCTACATACGAAGCAACTAAATCAGTGCCATGTTCAATCATGGCTGTAGTAGCTGTAGTACCGTATTGTCCATTAGTTCTTCTTCTTTCGTCTCCTCCATAACAAGCTCTAGGACGTTTCATAAAGAAATGTGCAAACTTATTATCACGAGCGTATGTAAGAACAGACAAACGAGTTGCTTCTATATTAGCTTTGGCTTGATAATACCATAATAAAGCCATTGTTTGTTTGTATGCTTCTCTAATATCATTAGGTCTATCTAAATAATATGCCACATACATAGGTTCCTTCATTC